CTTTTTTTTTGATTCGTTAGTACGAATATGATCTTACACGATAAAGTGCTGACTAGGAAAGTAGGCATCAGTGTCTTGTTGTGTGCGTTGGTACGGGACACGCAAGTATCTGGTGACTTCTATCTGAGACGGGAAGTGATCAGTTGGGATAGAAAACTTAGCTTCGCCGAAGAGGACGACGTCGCGTTGGGTTCTGAGCTTAGCGGGAGTGAAGCCTTTGGATTGTAAGTAAAGAAAGATATCTTTGAGTAGTCCAATGGTAGCAAGGCTTTGATAAGCAGATGCATAAGCTAGTCCACAACATTTGGCCATAAGGACAGATTTCCAAGTTTTGTGTCCAACAGTACGAGGGTGGTACAGTTGAGCAATAAGCTTGGTCATGTCACGGGTAGGATAGCCGTTGTTGTTAGTGTAACCTAGGACGGTCACACCTTGAGGAGTGTTTTCTAATTCTGTTTTCTCAGGTCGAGCAATATGATCGAAGTAATGAGTAGCCAATCGTTGGAACTCAGCTTTGAATGCGAGATGTTGATCCGCTGGAATATTGAACATTAAGGTAATGAGCGAGTCATCACCTTGGACAAGTATTTGAAGTTTGCGGGTAACAAATCCCATAGCGTTGAGGATTGTATATATCATGATCAGATTGTAATGAGAATCTAGAAATTGTGTTACGAATAATCCAGAAGGGATAGAACGATAGCGCCGATTGTACATGGTGCCATCAGGAAGTAGGAACGGCATGTTGAAGCATGCGTCGCGTTGCCAATTCCAGAGTTCTTCCAATTGTGAAGGATCGGCTTTTGAAGACCGATAGAAGCGAGTGGGCCAATAACCATTGTTGAGGTCAAAGTAAGTGCGCCAGTCGTCGAATATTTCACGTTGGATTGAGAAAAGTGAACGAAGATCGAATCCAGACCAGTCGACAGTAACGAAAGTGTTAAAGTACAACATGTTCAGTGACATTTTGGAGTGCAGTTTTTGCATGCCGCCGAGGATGGTTTCGAAGCCCCAGAGTAGGGGATCGTTCTCCGATTCAATGAAGTAACGGAACAGAGGCCAGAAGAACATACACTGGACAAGGACATGTCGTTTTGACACGCCGTAGATGACACGAATTTTCGTTTCATCAATGCCGGTGAGAGCAGGCTTGACATGAATTTTCATGATAGGCCAGAGTGCTTTTGGGTCTGTGATTTGTTTGCGTTTAAGTAAATGGACGAAGTGTCGAGCATCCATAAAGACAAAGTCTTTTAGATTGCCGAAGCTCATACGAGCGTCTTCGATGATACCAGCGTCGTAAAGCGATTTGACATACGCTTGAGCGTTTTTGTCAGAGTAGTAAGGCTCTTCGACATTTGGGTGCCAGTTCCATTCATAGAAACGTAAATCTGCAAAATGTACGGGACGAATCAGTTCGGGAGGTCGGAAAGCGTTAGCTGCGTCCTTTCGAGCTGTCATGTAATGAACATCGTGCGGTACAGTGTGATCGGGAAGGTCTCCTTTTTTCAGATTTTCAATCATGAAGGGGATAGTTGCTTCAGGATGATGGTAACCGAATAGAATCTTTTGTGCTTCTGGGCCAGGCAAGTGTTTAGTAATGAAGGGAGCAAGGAAATCTTGATATTCAGAGTAAGCTTCTTGAAAGCGAGGAGCGATTGAACGGTGGATCTGAGGAGGGGCGTAGCCGATGAATTCAAAGTTCACGTTTAAGCCGTGAGGCTCGGGGAACAAAGAACCAAAGAGGTAAGAACCAATTTGTTTGAGTGCAGAGGGG